GCAGGCGCGCTTTCTATGTTATCAGGCAATCAGTCAGGGGAGCTACCTAACAAGCCTACTGGCAATATGCTTCCAGGCGCGCCTGTAGATAGTGCGCCAACTTTAGAGCAGCTCACACAACTATACCCACAACTTGCTAATGCAGACCCCGCGCTTATGCAATATCTACAAGGCAAAGCTGGTAAAGCTAGTTACTATAAGTACGGTAGTACAAGTAATCTAAACACACCTTTGATGACAGCAAGCACAGGAATGCCATCATACGGGTCTCCGTTTACAACAAACAACTCATACAACAACCCTGGGTTTGGGTCAATCCCAACTACAGGCAGTTCCAATCTAACCAGTACTGGTCAAAGTCTACTTAACGGCAGCCCATTGGCTGCATACCGCAAAGGCGGGCCTGTCGACCACAAGCCTAAGTTCATCACAGGCAAGACAGGCAACTATGTTCGTGGCAAAGGCGACGGTCAGTCTGATGAGATTCCAGCCATGCTTGCCGACGGTGAGTATGTTTTTGATGCTGACATAGTTGCTGCACTAGGTAATGGATCTAATGAGGCAGGGTCAAGGGTTCTGGATAAAATGAGAGAAAATATTCGTAAGCATAAGCGATCTGCCGCATCTGGCAAAATACCGCCACCGGCTAAATCGCCATTGGCATACATGAAAGGCTAATATGGCAACCTTAACGCAGGGCGATGCGCTACCGAATATCACCACTTCTCAGCAAGCGGTAACATCAGCCCCTAGCTGGTACACCGACTATCTAAGTGGCATGGCAAATAGTGCCGCCACAGGCGCGCAAAATGCTAAATTTGTTGGCGCTAATGATCTACAAAATCGAGCTTTTAATTTAGCAGGGTCTACTGCAGGCCAGTATCAGCCACAAATAGCAGAAGCAAGTAGACTAGCATCTGGCGTAGGCAATACTGACATTACTCAAAGAGTAGGTCAGTTTATGACGCCATACACAAATCAAGTTGTGGATGCCTTAGGAGTGCTAGGTAAAAGAAACATTAACGATTATTTAATGCCGCAAGCCAATGCAAGTGCAGTAGGCACAGGTCAGTTTGGCTCTAAACGAGGCGCAGAAGTACTTGGTCAGGCAGTAAACACTGGGCTTTCTAATCTTAGTGGCGCACAATCACAAGCTTTGCAGACAGGCTATACCCAAGCATTGGGGGCGACTCAAGCTGATCAAGCTCAAAAGTTAGCATCTGCACAGCAACTTGGCACATTGGCGCAACAAGGCCAAGGAATGAATCTGGCTGACATCAATGCATTGGCTACCATGGGTGGACAGCAGCAGACAATCGACCAGAATCAGCAGCTATTTCCGCTTCAAGCACTAAACTTAGGCTCACAGGCACTTCGTGGCTATAGCGTACCAACTTCAGTATCTAATACTTACACCGGGCCCATCCCTGGTGCATATGCAACATCGCCATTGTCACAAATAGCAGGCTTAGGCTCAATCATTGCAGGTTCAAGCAATACGCCATTTGGGCAATGGATAGGCAACAAAATCGGTGGTTGGTTAAGCAGCAATTCTACGTACACCGACCCAGCTGGGCCTACGGCGCTTGACTTTACAGGCTGGGAAGACTGGTACAAGACTCATGGTGGTGGCAATGCCGATGAAACCCCTTAAGGATTAAAAATGGCACTACCTTCAAAGCCCCCACTGATAGGCAATCAAAATGATCCTGCAAGCCGAGAGTATTACGCCGCATTACAAAAGACATTAGATGCGCTAGATGCTCGTGCAAACCAAGGCCCTAACTGGTTTCAAATTGCAGGCGCATTTCTAGACCCTGGTAAGACAGGTAATTTCGGTGAGTCGCTAGGCAATGTTGGAAAAGTAATGGGAGCTCAACAAGAGCAAAAGCAAGCACAGATGCTGCCTATTGCCCAAATGAGAGCCGAGATCTCAGGCCAAAAGTATCAGATGCAAAACCAAGCCAAGGCTATGGGTATACTTGCATCGGCTATGGGTACAACGCCTGATGTTGCGACTAAAGCACTTCAAGAAGGCACAGTACCGCCTGCCGCTGCTAGCAGAATTACGCCTCAGCTATACGCACAAGTTGCGCAACTATCACCACAAGTCGGCGAGATGGTGTCTAAACTTTTTGGCATGCAAAATGAAGTCACTAAAGTTGATCTGCAAGGTAAACAATACCAGCTTGAGTTAGATAAGTTTACAGCAGAGAAATCACAGCGTCTCGTTACTAACGCGCAAGCTGATCTTAGAAATGGCATGGACGTTGCAACGCTCAAAGCTAAGTACGGCGATGAGATTCTTAGCATGATTCCGAACTACGTACAACCTGGGGGTGGTCAACCTGCGCCGGCACCGGCTTCGGCATTACCGCCGGCGCCTAAGCCAGTGTCGTCTATACCAATGTCTTCGATGATTAGTGCGCCAAACCCTGATATGGGTGGTGCACCAGGGTTAAAAGCCCCTGCCGCGTTAATGCCTCCGCCCCCGTCTTCGCTTGCTATGGGACCTGCTGCAAGTGCGTCACCTAGCATTCCTGAGATGCGAGCAGCATTGGCTGCAAATACGCCTACTGCACCGACACCAACTTCAGTTGGCTCAACAGCTACAAGCATAAATACTGCAAGTTTACCTTTGGAAGCCAGAATTAGCACAAATCGGGCTATTGTAGAAGCTCAAGGCAAATCAGACATAGAAGTTGCGCAAAAGCGCACTGAAGGCCGCGATGTCGAATGGAAAGACAAACGGTCTGGTATCTTAACGTTTGACCCAAGCGCAACTAGCTCTCAGACTCGTGATCTTAAAGAGCTATATGACATTGCCAATAAGAAGCCTCATATTTTTGGCATACTGCAAAAAGAAGGCGCCATTGCTGCAATGAAAGCAGCGGCACAAGAAGGCGTAACTACACCATGGGGCAGTTTCTCACTTCCTGCTAAAATCATGGAAGAGAAATACAGGCTTAGCGAAGATGATCAGCGCGACTTAAGCATTGCGCAAAAGATACTTGGCAGACAGTTTTTTGAGAATGCAAAAACTAATAAGTCAGTGCTTGGCCCACAAATCTCCAATGCGGACGTGGTGTTGTTGAAATCACCGCTTATTACTGATCAAGATTCTGCAGAAGCCATTAAGTACTGGGTGAAGCAAAACGTGCTTGCCAATAAACAGAAAGATGAGCTGTATAAAAATCTAACAGCATTTGATCAAAAGTATGGGTCAAGAGTGCCTACGTCACAGTTCTTTACAGGGCCTGAATACAAAGCAATTTTTGATCGGTATGACAACCTCTTCCGTGAGCTTACTCGTACACACAGCCCTGTCTTCTCATCTCCATCGAGGTAATCATGGCCGATACTCCAAAGTCTGCTGATAACTCTAATGCACTTGAAGATGTTGACCCACTGTTTTCGAAGTCTAAGAAAGCAGGCACCAAAGATGATTTTTACGTTCAAGATGACAGTGGCTCTGCGATTGATCTAGAGGGTATGGATGACATCTTTAAAGACATGCCTAGGTCACCATCATCAACTACAACCGCGCCTAAGCGTGAACCTAAGTCAACAAACCCTGCTATGAGCGCAGTTGCAGGCGCCGTAACAGGGGCAGTGCTAAACCGCGTTAAGCCTACAGAGTGGAAAGCGCCTAGTACATCAGCAGCATCGTCAAACGTAGCCGCGGCTGAAGCTCGCGTAAATAGTCTAAGACAGACTATTGCAGCTGCAAAAGCCGGCAAGTCACCAATTGCATCGGACATTATGAAGCAATTGGAAGGTGCACAAGCAGTGCTTGACCAAAAGCGTGCTGAGCTTAATTTGGCAAAACAAGAAGCCAGTAAGTTCGGAATTTCATCTGTTGAGTCCGCTGTACCTGAAGGCACGGAGCTTTCAGGCGATAAGTGGAACCGTAAAGTTGTAGGCGATCTAGGCCCTGGTGCTGCAAGTAGCACTGAAGCTGCAAGAAACTATCAATTACAGCAAAGTCTAACTCCTGATGAAGCATCTAAGTTTAGAGCTGCTAGGTCCGGCTTAATTGTGCCAAATACTCTTGAGAACACTAAAGCATACTTCGGCACTGCTATGTCAAATGTGCATGACTTGTTTTCTAAAGCACAAGCTGAGTATGAAGCGGCACAACAGCAAGTCTTAAAGCTTCAATCTGCGCTTGAAAAAGCTGCAGGCCCAGGCCGTATGGCGCAATTAAGTAATGCTTTAGACACTGCACAAACGGTTTCTGACGCTGCTAAAGCAAAACTTTCGTCACTTGCTAGTCAAGCGCCTCCGTCCATGGTTCAAGCTGGAAAGTTTATTAGCAAGATTCCATTTAGCAATATCGCATCAGGCGCATTTGCAGGATACGATGCTGCACAAGCATATGATGACTACAAACAAGGTAACTACACCGATGCTGCATTTCATGGCATGGGTGCTGCCAGCGGCGCATTAATGGCAACCCCTAATTTGTATGCAAAAGGCGTAGGCGCTGCAATGGCCATTCCTCCGCTGGCATATGAAGCGTACAAATACTTTAATAAGCCAGATGAGAAAGAAAAAGCTAAAGCCCCTTAGCTTCGATAATTCGAATTATCTGCTTTAGCATTGCAACTTGAAGCTGTTTGGCGTCATCAACTGACACTTTTAGGGTGTCATCAAAGTCTTCAGGCCTTACCAGCTGAATCTGCGTATGAATGGCATGCAAAACGCTACGCCTTTCCAGCATAGAGCCTACGTGAAAAGCTTCTGTCCAGACATCATACGGGTCTGTAAGAAGATCTTCTTTGCAGGTGCGCTTTAACAGCTCAATCCAGTTTTCATAGCCGTCACGAACAATGTTAAGAGGCTGCATGAGTATTCCTTAGCTTAAGAATTTTTTCAGAATAAACAGGCTTTGGCTTTTCAATGCTTTCAATGCCTTTAATAGCCAAAGCTCTAAACTCTGCCCATTTACGTTGGTAGACAGGGTCTTCCGACGGTGGCACATAGCCGTATAGCTGTCTCCATCGGATTGATACATCAGTGGATGCAGGTGTGTACACAAAATGCTCTTTGGTAGTCATAGTTCAGCTCCTTTGGTGTTTAGCCATGCACGAAGTGCAGACATTCCGCCATCAATTAGTACATGATTAGAGAATTGCTGGTAGATGCCGTAAATCGAATGATTTACAAAGTTCTTCATAATAAGATAAGCATCGGCATTTATGACTGACTTTTCGTTTACTGACTTACTAGCATCAACAAATCTAAAATCGTGCTTATGACCGTACTCTGACTCAATCATGTGCGTTTGTGAATTAAGTAAGCCTATAACCACAATTCTAGGCTTATGAAAATTATCACCATTGTATGTCGGATCATGCTTTGTTAAACGAAATTCGTGCTCAAGCTCTTTAACTACCAACTTCACATTGTCTTTGACAATTAATGCAATACGTCTAGCAATGGTGTTAATTAACTCATCTATTGAAGACTCTTGTGCAAGTTCAACCGTTACTTCTGGCTCTGGCTCTGGCTCTGGCTCTTTAGCAAGTGGCTTAACATAAGCTGCACGTTTCTTAACTTCATTAGTTAAGTCATAGCATGATGAGTAAGAATTAAATGCTCTATGTCGGTTGCGATCAGTAAGCACCATTAGCTGTGCTTGCTTAATCGCGTCGTAAGGCGAGAGTGCACGCAATTTATAGTACTCTGTTGCTTTATCAAGCACTTTTTCTTTTTCTTCATTTGTCCATCGAATTTTAGCAGTCATCATAGTTCCTTTTTGTATTCAGTAATATAGTAGCGGTAGTACTTCACACTTCTATTGAGTGCTTGCTTCTTAATGTTGTATTCAATACAAACATCTATTTGCCGCTCAAGACGCACTACCACACGTTCAAGAGCAGCAAATGTTGGTTTCTTCCAGTTTGGATAGGCAATCTTAAAAGCTTTAAAAATTTCTTTACGAGCCTTCAAAGGCATTACCTTAAGCTTACTGTGGATTGCCTTCCAGTTATTCATGGGTGTTTCTTCTCAATGGCATCGATCTGGCTAAGCAAGCCTTCACGAATTTTTAAGTACACATCACTCCCAAGGTACTCATCACGGCCTTTAGAATGGTAAAACTGCTCTTCACACCAGTCAAAGTTATCGTTCTTTGCATTTGGCGGAAAGATATTTGTTTTACCCTTGGCCGATTGCCGCTGATAGAACACATCCGGCTTTCTAAAGTCTACCAACCCTTTAAGAAAAGGATAGACCTTTAATACTTCAAGCCATAGCTTTATGGCGATAATGTTGTCTACCGTGGTTTGAATTTGCTCATCACCACGCATGATGCAGTAACCAATAAGGTCTTTAATCGTGCACCTAACCATATAAAAATGCTCAAAATTGCGAGGCATGATAGTCCGAGTATCAAGACCGTGCACAAGACCACTATCAAGCATGTCGATATAAAGATCTCGAGCCATTGTAGTAATTTGCTGATAACGATCATAGAAGTCCTTGTTAGCCATAATCCCGGGTTTAACCACAACGCGGTCATCGCGCATATCTCTATCGCCATGGACTTGAGCCGCAAAGCTAAACAGACGGTGTCTGATTAAATGCGTTGTATCAACCATATCCATGCCATTAACCGACCAAGTGATGTTAATCGTTTCCATTGCAGTAGGCAACAGTTCATACTTAAATAGCTCATCAATGGTTTGATCAACGTCTTCTTTTGGAAAGTCCCATTGGATCTTGTCATTCCATGTGTTCATTAGAAACACTGAAATCGTCTGACGGAATTGCTCAACCGTAGGGGCATGGACGATCTTGACATCAATGGCTTCCAGCTGGTTGACAAACTCAATTGGCTTTGGCTTTTGACCGAATTTAAGTGTGGTGTGCATCTTTTGTAGATGCGGCATTTGTTCTTTACTAACCTTTGGCATGTTGTTCCTTAATGAGTTGAAGTTCTACTAATCGTGCGTAGCCTGCAATATCTGTCCAGCTGTCTATGTGATTAGGCGATACAGCTAAACGAGAAAGTTTCATGGCTATCTTTGAGAGATAAATAACATAGATGGGGTCGAGCTCCTTTCCATGGGTTTTGCGATACCTGTCCTTTATATTTTCAAGGATAACTGCTTCTAATGAAACACCATCATAAAAATCACCGTACACGGTACCTCGTTGTTCTAAAACTTGATCTGTCGTGGTCATTACGCAACCTCGTAAGGCTTAAGTTTTTCTTGCAACTTAAGTAACCGTTTAGCGCTATTGGCATGCACGTCAACCATGTAGCCTTGGTTGCCTAGTGCAATCTCGTTTTGTGAATACTGCATGCATTGAAGAGCATCGGCATAATGCACAACCAAGGCTTCAGGCGAGTCCTCATGGTAAATGTCACAAAAATGCTTTATTTGAGGTGGAAAATTCTGTACGATCTGTTCTTCGGCTTCTTTAAGAGCCGCTGCAACGATTGGATAGTTCTTCTTAACCAAGTGGTTTACATCAGAGATTTCCATCTCGGCCAAGTCATGGCAAATAGCAATCTTAATTGCTTCATTGACATCAAACTTGTAAAAAGGCGCCATTAGCAAGACGCCTAAAGCCACAAAATAGCTATGTGTTGCCACACTCTCTTGATGAATTACCGGCTTCATGCTATATCGCTTGGTGTGCTCCAAGGTATAGCTTCGCATAAAAAAGTCCATGTCTTTACTATTCATAGCTCATCTCCAAGTCTGACCAGTTTTTGCGGTCAAACACGCCTTTGTCAATTATTTCCCTAATGGCCATGTCCAACTGTATGAAGTTCCTAACCACGGAACCGGATGCAGCTAAGACTAGATTAAACTTCTGACCAGGCTGACCATCCAGCCATAGGTATATGAGGGGAATTGAATTTGCGTAGCACCAGCCGGCCTCGAATAAGGTTCCTGGGTCCTTGCCATCGGTTACACACAAAGCTAGATCAGTTTTAAGTAAAGCCTTAACATTAAGTTCCAAGACCTGTTCAGGAGTAGTGGACTTAGGGTCAAATAGGCATTCATCCTTAGGGCTAAAGTACCGGACGCCGTGGACGTCAAGAAGTGCCTTAGTGCTTTCGATGATTTCCACTTGTCGTGGATTAAAAAATGGGCCGGCTATGTAAACATAGGGCTTAGTTGTGATTGAGTCCATAGTTGTTCCTAGAAGTTGACGGGGCCGAAGCCCCAAATTTAGTACCGGGTTTGACTTGAGTGTGTTTCATATTTCATCCTCCTCATCGGGGTATTCTTCCTTGTCGGCACGGTCTTCGTCTGTCTCGAAAGACGTGTGCGCTGCCTCCCAGTCTCGCTGAATCTGGCGAAGCCGCTCCTCCTCGGCGTGCTGCTCTGCCGGAATGGCTTTGTACCGCTCAATCTGTTTAAGCAGGTCCGCCTGCATTTCATCAAACAAGTTGTGTTTCATATTTTAGCCCTTAGTAGTTTAGAAGTAAAGCGTTTACTGAAGTAAACAATTGCATTATACCTTATGTGCAGAGAAGTAAACACTTTATTTTCTATTGGCCCTCCTTTTCTTTCACTTTTTTTGTGTAGTCCCTAACTGCATTCATTAAAGCCTGCTGAGTTTTGTCTTTAGCATTGATGGCAGCCACGATAGCCTCGTCAATAGTGTCTTTGGCAATAATCTGATGAACTACGATGTTGTTGCGTTGCCCTTGGCGCCATAGACGCCGAATAAACTGCTCATAGGTTTCTAATGACCACGTATTACTGAACCAGATCACGGCATGACCTGCCCCTTGCAAATTTAAGCCGTGGCCGGCACTTTGTGGGTGTGCCAGCAAAACCGGATACTCACCGTTGTTCCACTTGTCAATGACGGCCTGCATCTCTTTACCTGTACTGCCTGAACCAATGTGAGGCGCGTGCGGAAATAATTTCTTTAAACGTTGTAAATCATGTCTAAAGTGATAACCAATAATGCACGGTTTACCGTTTAAGCCTTCAACCAGCTCTTCAACGGCATTTAACTTCTCTTCGTGAATCTCTTTGATTTCACGCTCATTGCCGTCGATATATACTGCGCCATTTGCAATTTGCTGGCACTTTCCTACAGCAACAGCGGCATTTGTAGCTGTTACTTGATTGCTTTCAAACTCGATAAGAAGCTTATCTTCAAGTTCCTTATAGACTGCTCTAGCTGCTTTGGGTAGATCCACATAAACCCGATTGAGCAACAATTCTGGCATATCAAGATAGTCCTCAGCTTTCATGCGAAGGACTTTATCCGCAAGAAGCGAGTAAATCGTATCGGCTGAGCCTTCTTTTAAAGCCCATGTGTAGCCGCCAAAGCCTGTTTGATAAAAGTAATTAGTGCGAAAATGCGTGATAAACCGACCAAAGGTTGCGCCTCGATCAATCACAAGCTGTGGCCCAAATACATCAAGCAAGCTGTTAGGCGCAGGTGAGCCTGTTAGCCCAAACCGACGCTTAAACCTGTCAAGAAATACAGCAAGTGACTTAAACCGCTCAGTACGTGTATTTTTCAAGTAGCTAATCTCATCCACTACAAGCATGTCATAAGGAAACGGTTTGCCGTTTAAAACTTTAGCTAGCCATTGCAAGCCTTCAAAGTTAATTACATGAATGTCCGACATGTCTTCAATGCTTTTGTCTTTATTAGGCCCGTGAATAACCGTAATGCTAATGCCTGCAAAGTTATCCCACTTCTTAATCTCTTCAGGCCATACTGCATACGCCGGTCTAAGTGGGGCAACAATAAGCGCTTTCTTTACAGCGCCTGCTTGCTTTAGAATTTTGAATGCTTCTAAAGTAATACTGGTCTTACCTAGCCCAGGGTCAAGCCACAGTTGGCCTGAGCCATTGCTAACTAAAAACTTTACAGCTTTTTTCTGGTATTCATGAGGTTCCCAAAACACGGTCTATCCCTTCTTTTGAGTCAATTGTGTAGACATTGTGCGAAAGACTTTGTAAATCAGCATGCACTTTGGTTTGTAGTGCCGATAGCTGCCCACCAGGGCGCTTTAGTTCTACCCACAAAACACGACCATTAGACAATGGCACAATACGATCAGGCCAACCACGAGCATAGCGCACATTTAGCTTAAGCGTTAGTAGCTTAAGCTCTTTGCACTTTTTAGAGAAGTATGCTTCAAGATGCCGCTCAAGAATAACTTTGGTTACCATTTGCAAGGGCCACCATTGCTCTTGCGAAAGTGGCAAAACTTGCACAAACCTGATGGATTGGCTGCAAAGATATTGTCTTTGTTAATTGTGCTTATGCGATTGGCAAGTTCATCTTTGTACTTGCCAAGTTCATCACGAGTAATACGAGAGTATTGCACATTCTTTTGTGAGTCAATGAACTCAATAACTAAGTTTACACGATTAATGTGAGGTTTAGTAGCCAACACAACCGCGGCATACACAGACACTTGATCTACATAGTCACGTTCTTTGCCTGTCTTAAAGTCAAGCACTGTGGCTGTATCGCCTTCTTCAAAGTACAGGTCAATCACGCCGCGAAACCACGCATTCTTGTCTTTGTAATCTACAAGATCCCATGCCTCGTTAATAGCAAACTGCATTTCAGACTGTGCGTTAGATAGCTTCCACTTATTTAGCTGTGGTATTAAGTACTGAACAACATTCGATGCCAGTGGCAATTCACCTTTAATAATGGATTCAATCTCGGAGTGAATTAGACTACCTCTAGATGCGGCATCGCCTGATGGTTCTTGCAATCGATCAATACGATTAAACTTGTACCGCGAAGGACATTGCTCATAGAGCTTTACCGCCGAATAGGAATATGCCATTATTTAACCTCTGCAAAGTTGCTGCCAATCTTGGCTTCTGCAATTAAAGGAACATCCAATGTAAATGCATGAATCATGCAATGAGCTAACTTATCAGCTTCACGTTGAACAACATCGGCTTTTGCTGAAATAATCAGCTCATCGTGCAAAGACAAAAGCAACCGAGCATCTTTAGCAACGCGCCAATAGTTAATCATTGCCTGCTTTGCCATGTCTGCGCCACTACCTTGAATTAGTGTATTCAGTGACTTAAACCCAAAGTTCATAAGTTTACCGTTAATGATCTTAGGCGGTTCGCCTTTAACTAACCGGCCACCAATAGTAGAGAACGGGGCACGTATCTTGTACCTGTCCATTAAGTCGTTGTTGACTTTGTCAAGCCCAGGGGCTACCTCAGACTTATAAAGATCTATCAGCTGACGGGCTTCTGCATAAGGTATGCCTAGCATTTCACATATCTTCTTAGGGCCTGCGCCATACAAGATACCAAAGGACATAGTTTTGGCATAGTCTCTAATGACCGTCTTGCCAGACTTTTCACTCATCAAATTAGCAGCAAAAGCATGCAGATCAGCATTAGGATCTTTACGATACTGATCGGCCAGCTTACCGTCCTCAAAGTGTGCAAATAACCGCAGCTCTTGAGCTTGAAAGTCAGCCGCTGCCATCATGTGGCCTTCATCAGGCAAGATAAACTCACGAACCTTAGGAATTATTAAGTCTTGCAGTATTTCCGGCAATGGGGTCTTAGGCCCACGTGTTGGCATGGTCTGTAGTGTTGGCTTAGCCGACAATCTGCCGGTTCGTGTACCACCAGCCTCACCGCGGACGGTATTCCATTCCGTGTAGATCCTTCCTGTTGAAAGCGATTGACTTAGCCATGGTTCTATATAGGTGCCGGTTAGTTTAACCAACACGTCCCTATGCCGTAGGACGGAGGATAACTCCGTGTCGGTTAGCATTACTTTTAGCGTGTCTTTGTCAGATAATGGGGTACCTTTGTCACTTGTGGGCCATTGCTTGTTTGTGTCATACACGCCTTTTTCCATAACAGCCTTTACAAGCTGAGCGCCGGAATTAAAGTTAAGCTCATAACCAAAGTACTTAAACAGCCAGACTTCACACATCTGAATATCAGCATTGGCTTTTTCAAGGCTAGCGTTTAAGCCGTCACGATTTACACGAATGCCTAGCTTACTGTTTTCCAGCAACACCGGCATTAGTCGTATTTCACGAAGGTAAGCCTCAGGCATTGCATCGCGGACTTCTTTAGTGAAATCCCATAATCCTGCAGTAAGCCGTACATCGGCCTCGGCATACTTACCTACAAGATCGGCAGGACCACGAGCAATGTAAGCGCCTGCCTGTTTAGGCTTCTTACGAACAGCTTCGATGTTCATAGTTAGCCAGTCAAACAGCTCATCGCGTTCTTCTGGTTGCACATTTAACCAGTCTTTACATAGCTCTTTTAGCGATAAGCTCCTAACATATGGATCATAAAGAAATGCAAGCACCATAGTGTCGTGCAAACATCTTGGGTCAATAAACGGTAGGTCAAATTTTTCATAGATGATTGCCATGTCAAACATTGCATTGTGAAAACACACATGTCTACCAGACGCCCACATGTCTTGCAGCATTTGTCGAACATGAACAAATGTGGTGTTGTTATTACTATCATGCGCAAATGCAAAGTAGCCAGACTT